GGGACATCTCTACATTACCAGAGCAGATATACACTTCCCGAGTACATGAGATTGGAAGAAAGACGCAAGGTAAACTTATTATTAAAGAATACCCTACTGCTAGCGCACATGCTGGACACTTCAAAGGACTTTTAAGTGAGTTATCACTGAAGAAGTCTTTCAAACCAGATATCATCTTCATCGATTACTTAAATATCTGTGCTAGTTCCAGATATAAAGGACATATCGTAAACTCTTATACGTATGTAAAAGCAATTGCTGAAGAGTTGCGTGGTCTAGCATGTGAGCATGATGTTCCTGTTGTATCTGCTACACAAACCACCCGTACAGGATATGGGAGTACAGATGTAGAACTTACTGATACTTCTGAGTCCTTTGGTCTCCCTGCTACTGCTGATCTTATGTTTGCTCTTATAAGTACAGAAGAATTAGAGCAGTCTAATCGCATTATGGTTAAGCAATTAAAGAATCGTTACGGCGATCCTACAATGCATCGCCGCTTCACTGTCGGTATTGACAGAGGCAAGATGAAGTTGTATAATGTAGATGACGAAGCACCGCTGTCAGTCACGGATCAAGAAGATCCTACCGATACGTTTGATGATCTATCTAATAGACAAAAACGCATCGACAAATTCAATCAATTTATTATTTAAATATGTCTAAGGTTAATTTTGAACGCTATCAAGAATTTGTTTCAGCAGTTACTTCAGATTGCTCTACAAACTTTGTTGACTTTGCTGATCGTATCGGTGATCTTGATCGACAAGGTGCCAATATTGAGAGACTTCTTACTGCTGGGGTTGGAATTAATGCTGAGGGTGGTGAGTTCCTTGAGATCATTAAGAAGATGGTCTTCCAAGGAAAACCATGGAACGAAGATAATCGTGAGCATCTCATTATTGAGTTGGGTGATATTATGTGGTATGTTGCTCAAGCTACAATGGCACTTGATATTTCCTTCGATGAGGTAATCGAGACCAATGTCAACAAACTGAAGAAGCGTTACCCTGGTGGTGAGTTCAATGTTCACAACTCTGAAGTTCGTGCAGTAGGCGATCGTTAAGATATTATAAAGGACCCTCCATTTGTGAGGGTTTCGTGATAAAATATAGATGTCTGACACTGAACTGTAATGATCAATCTTCACGAACGATACGGGCACTACCTCCACACAAATAAAAAGCATGAAATCACTGGAGAAAGAGTGTTAACGTATGGTTGGGAGGATGATGGTTCTAAACTTATTGGTTACTATGTGATCACCGAAAATCATAAGATGCTATTTTGTCCCAAAGGAAATTTAAAAAGCAAGGAAGCGTGGCAGAGCGGTTTATCGCGTTAGTCTTGAAAACTAATGTGTCTTCACGGGCACCGCTGGTTCAAATCCAGCCGCTTCCGTTCCATCCTCCTCTAAATATTAGGGGAGGATTTTTTATGGCAATTCAACAAAAAAGCAAAAGATTCTTTTTGATGCAGGAATATGGGCAGAATGCTATGCCTGATTTGCATCAAACTCAAATGAAAGCATTGATGGATGAGATCCCTGATGGAGCACAACTGTGGAATGATCCACAAAAATGGGATGGAAAAAACTGGCCAAATAGAGATCCGAAAAAAGACGGTTCACTTGGAACTCCAAAACAAATTTTAATAAAGAGTGACTCTGGAACTATTAATATAATTGGAGACTATTATTCTAAAGGACAGCAACGCAAACGTTTGATTCAATATAAAGCACATGATATTGTGTCAATCAAATTTAATTTTGGTATGACTACCAAAATGAAAGGAAGGAGAAGTGTTAAAGTAGAACAACCAGCGCAGGTAGTTACATTTAAAGCGACTGGAAAAACGTTGTCTGCTTCTGGTTCTGCTATATCAGCTTCAACGATGACTGCTATGCAGGAGTTGGGAACTCTGTGGATATTCAGACAAGTCATTCAAGAAAATAAAAAATTTAGGAAGTGGCAAGACATTAAAAAGGATGATGATACATTCAATGAGTTAAAAAAAATCTGGAGTCTCCTTGGAGATGTAGAAACAGGACCTGAAGACAAGTGGTTGGAAATTTTCTATAAACAGAACAAAGTTTTTATGGAAAAAATGAGTGACCCTAAAATAAAATTGCTTGAAGAGTTTAACCGGGGTTCTAAACACGCGGGTGGAAAACAATATACTATTCCTGGATCATCTTCCTCGTCACAAACGTTTATGGAATTTATTTCTGACCATGTAAAACAGTACGGCATTTCCCAGAAAGATAACTGGAATCCTGCTGATATTTGGTTAATTAAAAACGAAGACACATGGAGAGATATAATAACACGACAGAGTTCGGTTGAAGGTGGATCTAGTCCTGCTAGTATGGCGCATAATCTACAGCAGTGTAATGCTATTTTGCGTGAAGCTTGGTCAAAGCATGAGATCATAGGAATATCTTTGAAAGCAATTGGGCGAGGAGATGAGGCTAGGTGGGAAGCTGTTAATACAACTGTAGAGTTTGTCAATCAAAGAAGCGATCTTAACTTTAAGAAAACATTTAAACTTGATGAGATTAGATGTTTTTTACAAATTGATAAGAATGGTACAGTTACACAAGACAGTTGGGTTTACATTAATAATGGAAAAACTACTTACAAGTTTCAAGTAAAAGCAAACAGTAGTTCAGACAGAAGTGGATCCGGACTTAAGTATGAGGGTCAACAGGAAGGAGCAACTGCTGCTAGATTGGGCAAAGCAACTGTTGATCTATTGATGGATCTTATGAGTGAAGCAGGTATACCATTTGATAAAAATAAAACCAGTTATCCAATAACTGTTGAGCAGTTGATGGAAGAAGAAAAAGATTACAAAAAGAATCTGGAGACCCTTGCTTCCAACCGTGTTAAGTTAAGTAAAGATGGTACTCAAAGTGCCACAGCCGCCTATGACGCTCTGCTATACTTGATGAATCGAGAACCGTGGGTGGCAAACTCCAGATGTCAGCAGATCACTTGGTTGTGTCAACTATTAAAACTACAGGGACAGAAGCAACAAGAATTTTTAGCAGACTTGGTATTTCTTTCTAAAAAAGAAGGAAAAAGATACGGACCTTTCGGAAAAATTTACTGATGTCAAAGAACACACACCTAGAACACATTGAAGATCTCATGTTAATGTTTGGTGAGAGTGGGGTAAAAGAATCTTTTGATTATATTGATGATTTGGTGAAGACTTTTTCTGGAGATCCTAAAAATAGTAGGAAGTTCTCTACAAAATGGGATGGATCGCCTGCTATTTTTTGTGGACCTGATCCTGAAGATGGTCAGTTCTTTGTGGCAAAAAAAGGAATCTTCAACAAAACTCCCCAGTTGTTTAAGAGTCTTGAGGAAATTAATAATGATAAAATTGCTGATGGTTTGAAGAAAGTATTTACATATGTGTTCAAATATATGAAACCTTTGTATGATAGCGGAAAGTTGAAGGACGTTGTTCAGGGAGACTTTCTTTATCACGAAGGAACCAGAAAAGTTGTGCGAGATGTTCACGGCGAAGACTGTGTAATTTTTAAACCACAACTTATTAGTTATTGTATTCCAGACCACGATGATTTATATGATGCTGCTAAATCTTGTAAGGTGTGTGTAGTAATTCACGCAAAATATCCAACCAACAATGCAACAACGGTACAAGATCTTTCTGTAAATTTTGGTTTTGATGCCTCTGAACATTCAACTAAAGATCTTCTTATACTAACGCCTTTCACATCCGAACTTGGCAGGGAGATGATGATTACAAAATCAGAAAAAAATAAATTGATTTTGTGGAAAAAATCTGCTATGGTATTGCTCCCCAAGTGCAAGTCTTTTCTTAATGAAATTGCTCCATCTCACAATGATTCTTGGGGTATGGCATATTTTCTTAAGCAATACTTCAATGCCAAGGTAAGAGAAGGTAAGAAAGTTGGTAGCGCAAACAAGTTTTATGAGGAGTATGTAAACTATTGGGAGGAAAAATTTCGTAAGAAATATTCTTCTCTGAAGCAACCACCAAAGATTGCTGAATGGAAATCGAGAATGTATGAAGGTATGAAACTTCTTGAGAAAAATAAATCTCAATTCATTGCAATGGTTGGACTATATAATACAATCCAGAATATTAAGAACATTTTTGTTCCTAAATTAGAAAAGGGTGAACGGTTTAGAACATATTATTATGATGAAAAAACTGGAACTTATGAAATTGGTAATCAAGAAGGGTACGTTGCTATTCGCGAGTCGAATAATGCAGTGAAGTTGGTACAACGTCTTGGTGGATTTAGTCAACGCAACTTTGAAGAGATAAAATCCTGGGCTAAAAAATGAAGAGAGTAGTATTTACTTGGGGTAGATTTAATCCTCCAACAATCGGTCACGAAAAACTTATTGAAAAAGTTGCATCGATTGCTGGTAGCGATGACTACTTCATATATCCTACTCACACTCATAAAAAACCTAAAGATCCATTGCCATCAGATAAAAAAGTCGAATGGATGAAGATGATTTATCCCCAGCATGCGAGATATATAATTTATGATAGAGAAATAAATACCTTTATCAAACTGCTTCAAAAATTGCAAGTAGATTATGATGATGTAGTATGGGTTGCTGGATCTGATAGAGTTTCTTCTTATCAGGATCTTCTTAAAAAATATAATGGAACAGAGTTTTCATTTAGAAATGCAGAATGTGTATCTGCAGGTGAAAGAGATCCAGATGCTGATGGTGCTGCTGGTATGTCGGCTAGTAAAATGAGAGCAGCTGCACAAAAAATAGAGACAACTAAATTTATGAGCGGTATTCCAGATACATTATCTGTCAAACAAAAACTAGAACTAATGGAAGATGTACGTAATGGTATGGGGTTGAAATGAAAAATTTTAAAAAACTACGTGAAGAAGCACTGCGTCAGCAGCACAGACAAGGTGATGTCTTTGTAGAGGGTGATGTTATTATGTCTTCAATCACTGGAGATAAGGGAACAATCCATAGAGCAGGAGTAAACTACGTGATTGCTATTACAGAATCTGGTGATATGTTTAGAGCGTGGGTGAAGGATATCCGAGCAGTACAAGTAACAGACGCTATAAATAAAGAGAGGAAAAGTAGTATTTTCAATAATGGAAAGACAAAAACCAGTCAATAGTGTAAAACATAATGATGCCTTCTCCCAGGCACTGATCGAATCTTATGGTAAATGGGTAGGCGGCGCTGGATTTGGTTGGCATCTTAATGAAGATGGTATTCCAACACCAGAGAAAAAAGATCTAGGAGCTCCTGGTCCTGCTGGTGGTACTGATGCATCTACTTCTATCCCTGACCTTGCTG